CTGATTCTTTTAATCTCTTAGTTACTATTGAATCTAATTTAGGTATTACAGTATATCTCATATTCACACCTTTATTCTTAATTGCAACACCAATTCCATAACTAGGAGAATACCCTGCACCACTCAAACTTTTCGGTGTATTTAACCACATTCTCAATGTGTTATGATCAAAAGTTTTATCTGGTAATAATAAATATTCATCAAAAAATTCATTTTTACAACCTCTTGATATCAATACATTGACTAAATCCAATTTTTCATTTATTTTTTCTTCACCTTTTTGAACAGGTCTTGAAGCTGGTGATTTAAAATTATAACCTGTTATTTTTCTTGCTGGGTAACCAAAAATTCCATTTCTTTTAGTATCAACAAACTTCCTTAGATATTCAGTTATTTCATTTGAAATCAAATTTTTAGTAACATGACATGGTATATTCATTGCACCGTAAGTTTCAAACATTAACCAACACAAATAATAATCTTTTAAAAGAATATCATCATCATCTCCTTGGCCCATAACATGAGATTGTTCAATTTCTTGTTCGCCAATCTTTTCTTGAATATATTTTTTAATTAATTCATAACGAGCAATATTAGTTAATGTACCCAATAAAGCAGTCCAACGTATACCACTTGGCATACCGTCAATCAAACTTAATTTACTATCGTCAGGCATTTTCATTACATTTTTGATTAGATCTTGTCTCGACAATTCTAACATATATAATAATTCATTTTTTATTTTATCAGGAGCATGTAATCTTATTAATCTATCAATTACATTAAAAATTATTAACAATTCAGTATTCAAAGAAACATTTTGATCAAATCCAGCTGCATCCAAAGGCATAGCTATACCACTCCTAGTTTTTAAATGTTCAAATCTTCTTTTGTAAAAATCAATTTTTTCTTCCGATGTCAAAAATAAAGTTGATTTTTCATATCCCAACATTACTTTTTCGAACCAATGACTAACATACGCCATTCTTAATTGAGCAATATTTCCTGATGCTATTATTACTCTATCTTTAAAACCAAGTTCGATTTTTACTGCTGGTCTGTAATCCTCTCTCAAATTTTTATCAAACATTTTCTTTTTTAATTTTTCTTTAGAATATTTCATTGGTAAAACATTTTTAACTGCTGCTGTTTTTTCT